TCTGATAATTTCATCATAATATAACTCCTTTCTTTTTACGTTCTAATTCTCCCTTTCTAATAATACAGATAGTATTTTCGTAAGGTTCTTCCGTCTTTTGCCAGTAGTTCAGTAATGACTGTCGGGCAATTCCTAATTCTTGACTTGTATAATTATCATACATAGCCGATGGCGAACCGAAGTATCTGTGTAGTCCAGTTGCCTTAATTTCCAAATGTATTACTCCTTTTGCTTCCATGATGCAAAAATACTTATTTATTAGTATGTATTATAAATAATACTTTTGTTTATGATTTATTAACGTATAAATAGTATTTTATATTATATATGATACTATCTTTGCATCATCAGAAACGAAGTAATAACAATTAAAAGATATACGATTATGAAGACAGTAGAATTTAATAAAGGTCAATCAGTAGTTGTAACCACAAAGAATGGTAAGGTAGAAGGTATTATTTCAAGTGTTGATATGAATGTTTACACTTTTGAAACAGACTATTCAGTAGATTATTTAAAAGATGGTAAAACCTGGACTATGATTGGCGTACCTGCAAGAGCGATTGAATTAGCATAAGTTTAACCAGCAGGGCGAAAGCCCTGCGCAATATAGAAGATTATGAATACAAAAGAAATAGAAATTGGTTTGAAATACAGAATTTCAGGTGATTTAGCTAATGGTCACTATGCAGATGGCACACTACGTATATCGCACGATGATGTAGTAAGAGTAATCAAACGAATTACAGATACACATGTGATTTTAGAGTGTGGACGTATGTTTATCATTAACGACAATCTCAAAATCGAGAAGTTCTAAGTTTTAATCCGGTAGCCTTCGGGCTACCACAATACACACGATTATGAAAGCGGATTTAGTTTTAGTTATCAGCCCCGAAGCCCCACTGATGAAACAACTGGGCAAGGTATTGGGTAAGTTATGTAGTATGTGCGATTTTACCACCATAGAAAGGGGTGAAAAGTACATCACCATACAACATGATGAAACTGGGCTTGTAGTGGCTTATACAAGTGAAGAAAGATTGAATGTGAAACATTAAATATAGTGATTATGAACTCAATAAATGAAAACGGTTGCAGCGTATGCCAACCCGGTAAAGAGAATTATTGTACCTACAACACCAGGTTGAGAGGAAAAAGAGTGAGAATGTACCAGTACGACTACCGTACTGATAGCGGTGAACTTTTTGCTTGTTGTGCGCCTACCTTAGAGGCATGCAGAGAAAGACGGGATAAATGGCTTAGTTCACGACAATAAGCCGATTGTCGTGTATAACGATTGAAGATATTTCGTTATCTTTGGTTGTGGTAGTACCTTTGGGGTACTATCTTTTTTATAGTATAAATTTAAAAATGATAGAATAGTATGAAGATTAATTATAAAGGTCAAGAGATAGAAGCGTATTCGCTTGTAATGAATAGAAACAACGCTTTAGATATTCTGAACGGTAAAAAGTGTATAGAAACTCGTATGCTCAGCTCTAAATATGAGAAAATGTTCACGGACTTCAATCAGATTGAGGAAAATGAAAAATTGAGAAAGGCTGGGCGTGAAGATGAATGTCAGTCTATTTTGAGAACGGATATAGAAGCTATTCATTTTTATAGTACCGGTGCACCGTGGACACTTGATGTAGCAATTGACGAGATAGGTATAGGTGAAGTGACAGAAGAAGGTATTAAGTTCATGCATGATGAATTTGATTTCCATGATTTTGATGAACAATTAAAAGAGTTCAAGAAGAATCCACCGAAAGAGTTGCCATTATTTTACTACTTACATATTTGTGAAATCATAAGCCATTCAGGTTTGAAATAATATAAGCCACTTGGGTGGCTTTGTTTATTTAGTAAAAGGATTATTTAATTTAAAATTAAAGATTATGCCAGAAACGTATGCAACAGATGCAAGTGGTCGAAAGTATCGTACCCGAAAAGATTATGAAGCCGGACGATTTCAATCTATGGGGCGAAATGCAGCTCAGCGAGCAAGAATTAATCGTAGGGTAGGCGGTAGAGTTGTTTAATGATGGATAAAGCAATAGACATAATTAAAGAAGTTGCTTTAAAGGCTGATAGGGTTATATTGTTTCACTCGGCATCGGGCAAGGACAGTATAGCCCTTTTGGACCTAATATCACCTTATTTCAAAGAGGTCGTTTGCGCCTATATGTATGTTATAAAAGACTTGTCTCATATCAATCGTTATATAAATTATGCTTGCAGTAAATATCCAAACGTGAAGTACATTCAGATACCTCACTTTGCGGTCTATTCATTTAGGCGTATTGGTTACTTAGGATGTATTAAGAACGAGAAGCAGAAACTATACAATATGGCTCAACTTACGGATATTATAAGGGAGAAATATAATATCGAATGGGCCTTCTTTGGATTTAAGCAGTCTGATTCAATGAATAGACGTTTAATGTTACGTACATATAAGTTGAACGGTATTAACGAAGTGCAAAAGAAGTGTTATCCCTTATCTGAATATTGGAACAAAGATGTATTGGAGTACATTAGTCGAAAAGGTCTAATCAAACCCGAATCATATGGAGGAAAACATCAATCATCCGGCACTGACATAACGGATATTAATTACTTGTTATTTCTTCGTTCTAAATATCCATTTGATTTACAAAAAGTTATAAATGAATATCCATTGGTAGAACGGAAATTATTTGAATATGACTATGAAAGAGCTAAAACAAAGTGAAACAAGAATTATAAAACGCTCTCAAATAAATCTTAATCCGATTAACCCTAAAAGGCATTCGGACGAGAAAGTAAAGCTGCAAAAGAAAAATTTGCAGAAAATTGGTTTTCTTGGTGGTATTGTATGGAATGAAAAATCGAGGAATCTGATTGACGGGCATCGAAGGATTAAGGCAATGGACCTGCACTACAAATACGATGGTACATCTAAAACGGATTATGATGTAAAGGTTGAAGTCGTAGCTCTTGACGATAAGGCTGAGAAGGAACAGCTTACATATATGGCTGTAGGAAATACAAAGCCGGATATAGACCTTATAGCTGGCTACATTTCTGATATAGATTATACGAATGTCGGCTTGGACATTGGGGAATTGAATGATATTCTTTCCATAAACACAGAAATGCCATCTCAGTTAGATTTTGTGGATGATTTATTGTCCCCTCTGCCATCATTTGACGAAATTGAAACTCCCTCTGCGGATGAGAAGACTTATGATGAAAAGAAAGAGCACATGAAAGCCATTAAACAGCAAGTAAGAGAATTGTCAATAGAAAGACAGCAAAACGAAGAAGCTTATATTACATTGTCTTTTTCTTCTTACAACGCTAAAGAGGATTTTTGCGATTTGCTTGGTATCAGCACAGATGACAAGTTTGTAAAAGGGGAAGATGTATTAAAATTGATTAAGTGACGAAAGTAACAAATACGCGCGCACGTACACAAGGATATGGCTAAGAAACCTAATATAGAAGATTTTAGAAAGATTCTCCGCAAATCTGGTGGAAATCTGACTAAGGTTGCGGCTACGTTTAAAGTAGCTCGGAAAACTGTATATCAATGGGCGAAAGAAGATGTTGAATTTAAAGATGCTATATCAGATGAGCGCGGGGCGTTGGTTGATGAATGTTTGGTTTCTGCCCGTGTTCTTGCATTGGGTATTCCTGAAAAGGATAAAGATGGAAATTTCGTGGGTTGGCGTGAACGTCCAGACGGCTATATGATTCGTTATTTGCTTTCTACATTAGGGAAAAGCGAAGGTTTTGGGGAAGAATCAGAAGATGCTGATATTCCAACAGACATAGAGCACGGCATCAACATTGATTCCTGGATTAAAGACAAGCTGAAATGATAGTACCTCAAGAAATTTACCATCCATTATACGAGGATAAGGAAAAATTTATAATTCTTATTACCGGTGGGCGTGGTTCGGGAAAGTCTTTCAATGCTTCTACCTTTATTGAGCGGTTGACTTTTGAAATGACTCCCGTAGAGAAAATAGTTCATCAGATTCTTTACACCCGTTACACGATGGTTTCTGCCGGTATGTCTATCATCCCCGAAATGATGGAGAAGATAGATTTGGACGGTACCACGAAATATTTCAAGACCACAAAGACGGACATAGTCAATAAGATGACTAAGAGCCGTATCATGTTCCGGGGTATCAAGACTTCTTCCGGGAACCAGACAGCAAAACTGAAATCCATTCAAGGCATTACGACTTTCGTCTGCGATGAAGCGGAAGAGTGGACAAGCGAAGATGAGTTCGACAAGATAATGCTCTCCATCCGTAAGAAAGGGATTCAGAACCGGATTATCATCATTATGAATCCTTGCGATTCCAATCACTTCATCTACAAGAAATACATTGAGAAAACTCACAAGCTGGTAGAGATTGATGGTGTGCAGGTTCAGATTTCCACTCATCCGAATGTGCTCCACATTCATACGACTTACTTTGATAATTTGGAGAATCTTTCACCGGAGTTTCTAAAAGAGGTAGAGGATATAAAGGTGAGTAATCCTGAAAAGTATGGTCATGTGGTTATCGGCCGGTGGGCTGACGTTGCAGAAGGTGCTGTGTTCAAGAAGTGGGGAATTGTTGACGAGTTCCCGGCTTGGGCAAAGAAAATTGCTTTCGGGCAAGACTTCGGTTATACGCATGACCCGTCTGCTTCCATTCGTTGTGGTATCGTTGATAACGCCCTTTACTTGGATGAAGTGGATTACCGTACTGGATTGCTTTCTTCTGACATCATCAAGACTCTTCGCCCGTGGGGATTGAAAGTCATAGCTGACAGTGCTGACCCTCGATTGATTCAAGAGATACACAACGGAGGAATCAAGATATATGCCGTAGAGAAAGGTGCAGGCTCTATCAATGCCGGAATTGACAAAATGAAAGATATGGAGATTTATATAACCAAACGCTCGTACAACTTGCAAAGCGAGTTCAGAAAGTATGTTTGGGCAAAGGATAAGGACGGGAGCTATATCAACGAACCGGAAGACCATGATAATCACGGAATAGATGCTGTACGTTACTATGTATTGGGTGAGCTTCTTGGTAAGATTCAGAAGCCGAAAGATTTAACTGGAATATTCACACACTAAAAATATAAGCTATGCCATTGAATTTAGAAGAAATATTAGCATTGCCCGATATCGGGCAGAAGATAAACTACCTGAAGAAAGGTAGGAAGACTGAACTTCCCGACTGTTGTAAACTTTGGGACGATTGGAATCCGGAACGCCATGAAATTATGGTTGACAAAAAGAAGTATCCGGACAGAAAGGTTCTTGAAAAAGAAGCTGAGAAGCACTTCGATGAAAAAACTGGTAAGACTTATGAAATCGAAGCAAGGTATAAAACAGAACCAGTGAACCGTATCTCCATTCCATTGGAACAGGATATAGTGAACATTCAAACTGCTTTCACGGTCGGCACAGAACCGTCTATGGATTGCACTCCAACTGATGATGATGAAAAGAAGCTACTGGATGCGGTAAAGGCTGTATTTAAATCCAACAAAATCAAATATCAGAACAAGAAGGTTGTCCGTTCTTGGTTATCTGAGCAGGAGGTGGCTGAATACTGGTATGTGGTTGATGATGATTCGTTCTGGACTAAGTTTTGGAAGAAGGTGAAAACTGCTTTTGGCGGCAAAGTGAAGCCTACTAAAAAACTGAAAAGCGTACTATGGTCCCCGTTCCGTGGGGACAAGCTCTATCCATTCTTCAACGATGAGGGTGATTTGGTCGCTTTCTCCCGTGAGTACAAGAAGAAACTCATGGACGGTTCGGAAGTCACCTGCTTTATGACTATCACGGACAAGAAGGTCTATCAATGGGATTTATCTAAAGGCTACGAGGAAAGAACCTCTTTCGCCCACGGATTTGGAAAGCTACCGGTTATTTATGCTTACCGTCCCGAACCCTATTGTAGTAAGATTAAGACTTTTCGTGTCCGGCTGGAGAAACTTCTTTCCAATTATGCCGACTGCATCGACTACCATTTTTTCCCGTTGCTGAAGCTGATTGGCGATGTGGAGGGCTTCATGGGGAAAACAAAAGACCGGATGGTGAAACTGACGGGAGAAGGTGCGGATGCGCAGTATCTGACGTGGTCGCAGGTGCCTGATACTATTAAATTTGAAGCGGAAACGCTTACTAACATGGCTTACGACATGTCAAACACTCCACGTATCTCTTTTGAGACATTGAAAGGCATAGGCAAGGCTTCCGGCACTGCTTTCCGCTTCATGTTTATGGGAGCGCACATGGCGGTGGAAAATCACGGCGAGGTTATCGGTGAGTTCCTGCAACGGAGGGTAAATTTCATTGTTTCTGCTTTAGGGGAAATTAATCCGACCGAGTTCAGCAAGGCATCACAGACCATTGACATAGAAACAAAACTGGTTCCCTATATGATTGACGATTTGAACGATAAGGTAACTACTGCCGTTTCCGCTGTCAGTGGTGGCATCTGGTCAACGCGTGAAGGAATCATGTTTGCCGGGAATGCTGATAGGGTAGAAGAGGAGCTTGCAGAAATCAAGGAGGAGCAAGCGGCAAAGAATAACAATGCAGCGTCTCCTAACCCCAAGGGATAATTCATTGCTTCATGTTTTTATAGTACTATTGGGCGGAGCTAATTTAGTTCCGCTTTTTTATTACTAAATTCTATATTATAGAATATATTTTCTGGAAAAATTTTATAATTCAAAATTAATTCATATTTTTGCATTAAATAAAAGAGGTATGAGAATTGTATCACATAGAAAATTGAAGGAATTCTACGAGACGAAAGGTTATGAAGATTCACGCATAGCTTTGGAACGTTGGTATGATATAGCAGAAAAAGCTGAATGGAAGAATCTATCAGACATTAAAGTGGATTTTCTTTCAGTTGATTATGTAGGCAATCAACACTATGTATTCAATATCAGAGGCAACAACTATCGGTTGGTTGTCGTTGTTAAGTTTACAATTGGGTACGTCTTCATTCGCTGGGTTGGTACTCATAAAGATTACGATAAGATAGATTGTTCAACCATTTAAGAGATAGAAGTATGAATAAAGTAACGAAAGAACAGTATGAATTTGCTTTGGCGAGAGTGGAGGAACTTCTGCCATTGGTTGATGACAATACGCCTTCAAATGATAAGAATGCGGTGGAGCTTACAGTTATGTCCGATATTGTGATAGCATACGAAAAAGAACATTATCCGATAGAAAAACCGACCGTTGCGGAATTGATAGAGTTATCCCTTGAAGAGAAAGGGATGAGTCAAAAGCAACTTGCTGGTGAGATTGGAATAAGTCCTTCAAGAGTGAATGACTATATCTCCGGACGTTCGGAACCGACCCTCAAAATTGCGAGGTTGCTATGTCGAGTGCTGAATATACCTCCAGCCGCGATGTTGGGTTTCTGATTAGTTCATAAGAAGAATATTTAGGCGTGATTCCATTCGGTTTCACGCCTTTTTTATACCATTTTACGACAATCGTTTCATTGTCGTGTATCACCTATCTGATTATTTCTCACCTTCTTTATTAATAACGAAATTTACCGTAGAAATTTATAAATCAAATTCATACGGTATGACAATCTTAGAACAAATTTTGGCAGGGCTGCAACAGAAATTCGCTGGGGTGGACACTGCTATCTTAACCCGAATTGCCACTAAGAAGGCAGAGGGTGTAACGGACGAGACAAAGGTAAACTCCATTGTTGAGGGTATCAGCTTCTCGGACGTGCTAAATTCCTATGGTGATTTCCGTGCCGGGGATGCTTCCAAGACCGCAGTTTCCAACTACGAGAAGAAACATAACCTTAAAGACGGTAAGCCAATTGAGAACCCTAATCCGAAGCTGGAAGATAAGACGGACGACATGGCGGCTATTATTGCTAACGCAGTGAGTGCAGCCGTTAAACCTCTTTCTGATAAGCTCGCTCAATTCGAGACAGAGAAGTTACAAGCTACCCGGCAGGAGCAGATTATGGCAAAGGCAAAGGAGTATGGTATTCCCGAAAACTACGCCAAACGATGCGCCATCAAGGACGATGAGGACTTGGACGCATATTTCAAGGACTTGAAGCAGGAGTTCGCAAATGACGGCTTCAAGGGCGTAACCCCTCCCGAAACGGCAGAAGAGAAGATTGAGAAAGAATCCGAATCTATCGCTAAGATGATTGATGAGGGAACGAAAACTATTGTTGAACAAAACAAGAATTAATTATGTCAGCAGGATTTAAGTATGACTTGGTTCCGCCCGTTGAGCAAGAGGAACGCTACGATGTCCAGACCGGCATTCGTAGACGTGGCCCGTTCAAACTCGACACGCAGAACCTGGTAGTGGGAAGTTTTCTTCCCGGATTTACACCGATTTATGCGGACTTGAAAAACAAGTTCGCTTATGCGGTAATCAATGTGAGAGTTGTGGAAGCCTATACCACTGGTGGAGAGGCTTTGTCTATCAAAGTAGCCAAGAACTCTTTGGCTTATGTGGGTATGTTTGTCGGAAGCGGCAAGAAAGGTGCAGAAGTAACGGCAATTGATAAATCTAATGTCGGTTATGATGTATTGACAATCAAGGCTGCTTTTGGTGAGAATATCGCCAAAGATGCTGTATTATTCAATGCGGTTGCAGTTGATGGTTTAAAGCAAAAGCATGTCGCTAATTCGGCTCTGTACAACCGTACAAAGGTTGAGGACGGAATTACATTGGTTTCATTGCTTCGTACAGCCGCAGAGATTGAACCCTCAAAATTGGTTATGCCGTTCTCCGAGAACGATAAAGCCAATATGAAGGGATGGTTTGAATTTAACGAGTAAGGAGGTAGGATATGTTTTTAACGATTCAAACATTATTCGATGATGCGAACATTGTTTCCGCTATCATCAGACGTGTGAACCAGACACGCAAGGACACAATCTATTGGCAGCAGTACCTTACTTTCCGCAGAGTGACTACTCGTGTGTTCAAAGATTATATCGGTTCTGTAACTGGGGTAATGGCTGGTTCTATCAACTCACGTTTTGGAGAGAAACCCATTCGTGAACGTAGGAATATTGGTTCCGGATATGGAGAGATTGCCTATCTGGGTGATGCTTACCAGATGTCTATCGACCGTCTTTCCGAATTGCAGGATTTGATTGACAAGTTCAATGCTGCTAAACCGGTAGACCAAAAGGCAGCAATGGAAGAAATTGTAAACTTTCTGGCAGACGATTACCGTCAGATTACCCTTGCCGCCCACAAGCGTATGGATATTATTTTCGGTGCGCTGTTGATGCTTGGTGAAGCCATCGTTTACAACAAAGATGCTGCAATCACTTCCGGCCAGACCAATAATAAACTGCTGGAGATTACCCTTCCGTTCAATTTTATCAAGCCGAAAAGTGGAGATGTGGTTGTGGACGGAAAGAATATGTTTATCTCTTATTTGAGAGAGAAACTTCATTCCTTGGCACCGGACTATGGCGTTTATGCCAAGATGGTTATGACTCGTGCATCTTTCAACAAGCTTATTCTTGGTTCATCTGAATTTGGTGAGCAGTACAAGATGATTCTCGGCAGCAACGAAATGAAGTTGAGTACGGGATTGGTTTCCTCTTCTTTGGCTTCCGAAGTGTTCACCGGCATCGGTTTGCCGCGTATTGAAATCAAGGAGGACTACGTGAAAGACCAGACGGGAAAGAATGTGCAGATTTACGCGGATAACCGTATTACTCTGTTACCTTCTGACAACATTGGTTATATGCGCCATCATACCCCGTATGAAGCGACAGACCCAGTACAAGGACGTACTTATATCCCGTCAGAGGGGCAGATGCTTATCTCCAACTACCGTGACAAAAACGGTCGCTACATGGAATATACGGCAGAGTGGATTCCGCAGATTTCCAATCCAGATTTGATTACCAATTTCGATTTGAGCGAAATTGCATCCATTCAATCAGCATAAGGGGGTAGGATATGAAAGTAAAGGTTATATCAGTTTTCCGCGACAAGTTCACCGGAAAGTATTATACTCCCGGTGAAGTGATTGAAGTCGGTGAGGAAGCCCGTGTGCTGGATATGGAAAGCCGCAGACTCGCTGAACGGATTGAGGTAAAAAATCCCGAAGTGAAAGCCCCTGAAGAAAAGAAAGAGGTGAAAATTTCCCTCTTTGAAAAGGAGTTTGAGAAGAAGGCTTTGATTGATGCTTTGAAGTCTATCGGTGCGCAGGCTTCCGGCAATATGAAAGAGGAAACTCTTTTGGCTAAGGTTGCAGAACTGGATGAAGAATCAACAGCCAAACTGAAAGAAGCATTAGGTATCGAGTAAAAGGATAGGGTAGTGCTTCTACCCTTCCATTGTCTAATTTTATAAATCAGAAAAGAAATGAAGAATTTTATTTTTGCCATGTGTGGCTTTTTGATGATGTCTTTGGTCTCGTTGGACGTGCAGGCATCAAGTGTGGAATCTCCCAAGTGTGAGTATGTGAATCCATCTGTTGATGTTGGTTTGCCAGACATTCAGTGTATCACTTTTGAAGCATCTTCTGTTGATTGTGTTGTGCTGATCACTCCGCAGCCAATATTTATGGTTGTGGATAGTCCGGTGAAGCAAACAGTAACTATTACGGCAATGCAAAGGAAACAGATTTCAGTTCCTAAATGCCCGTTCCGGTACGTCTATAAGTCGAAGTATTGCACACATTATAGCCATACAGCATATAGTACACTGATTACACCATATTAAGATGACGGTAAACGACTACATACAACAGAAGTTTCAGACATTCGGCATTCAGGTATCGGAGGCTGACATTTTGGATATGTGTCTTACCTCGAAGATAAGCGGAGAGGATGAGATGAATGAGCATTGCTGTGTCCGTGTCTCTGTAGCAATTGCGAAGTTCATCCCCTCTCTTTTGCTTCGCGCCACTTCAATCAGTGAAGGCGGTTTTTCTATGTCTTGGAACATTCAAGGCATTAAGGATTACTATTCATTTCTGTGTAAGCAGTACGGCTTGAAAGACGAACTGAGTAACAAACCTAAAGTGACTTTCTTATGATATTCGCTCCACACATATTGCAGGTTAAGGTTATCACCCCGATGGATAAGGATGAGTTCGGCAGACCTATTCCCGGCACAGGTGGTGAGAGCTGGCAGGATATATGCAGATGCCGTTGTGATGATGTGAGTGCGGAAAAGAAAGTATCTATCAATGGTGCTTTGTATGATTTCAAGTACAAGGTAGTCTTTGATAAGCCGTCAAAGGTTGAAGCAGGTGCAGAGGTTCGTTGTTTGAATGCCGATGGAAGCATAAGAGGTGAAGGAGTTGCTAAAAGCCCTTTGGAAACAAACTATTTTTCCTACAGAGTAATATGGTTGGAATAGATGCAGACTTTTCGGATGTTGACCAGTTCTTTGAGGACGGAACAAGCGAAGTCGTTGCTGGCATGAAAGAAGAGGGAGAGGCATTTGTTGAAGATGCAAAAGCTACCGGAAACTATCAAGACCACACAAAACATTTGAGAGAATCGAATGATTATGAGGTTAATGAAGATGGCTTAATTCTGAAAAACGAAGCTGATTATGCTTCATTCGTGGAATCCAAAGGATTTGAAGTTGCAGGAAGTGCAGCGATAAGGACAGAAAAAAGATTGAAAGATAGATTTGAACGATGATAGTAACCACCGACATAGGAAACATCCTCTACCGGGACTGCAAGATTTTCGGAATAGACATAGTACCAGCAGGAGAAACGCTGACGGGTGAATTGAAGTCCGAAAGGATTGTCATCCACACGAAGAAACAACAGCCGGGAAAGTATTGGAAGAAATCTTTCGCAGAAGTGAATCTATGTGTACCCAATTTAAGCGAGAATGAAGCGAACACAATCCGGCTTAACGAACTTGAAAGAAAGGCTGGCAAGCTGTTTGATGATGTAGTAAGCACCTATGATGGTATGACATATCGTTACTCTATTGATTCTATCGGTACAGAAGCGGACACAGCTTTGAAGTGTCATTATGTGAATGTGAGAATTTTGTTTAATGTATTAAATGTAAAATGATATGATTACAGCAGTAGAAATTGACGAACTGTATTATGCAGAACCGATTAAAACGGTTACTACTCCAGCTGCCGGATTAACAGGCGCAGAAGTAGCCACCATCTTGAAAAACGCAGCAACGAAGCGGGTCAAGAATGTGCATGGTGACACGTATCAATACGAAGAAGCAGAGGCAAGTGTAACTCGTTACAAAAACGCTTTGACTGGTGAGTACTACCGGGAAACGTCTGAACCGGGTGAGGTGAAAATCAACTTCACCATTGGTGAGTATGATTATGCTACAAAGGCTGATTTACAAGGTGGTAAAGCCACAGAAAAGAATTGGGAAAGAGGCAAGTATAAGCCTATTCATAAATGTGTGATTGGTAAAACCAAAGACGGAGTTTATGTTGTGTTTCCGAAAGCGGCTATCAATGCCCGTGGCTCTAATACCGATAAGGCTGTCGGATTGGCTGTTTCGGCCGTTCCCCTTTCCACAGGTGTAGATGGATTGGCTTCCGAAAAGTGGTTTGACGAATCGGAAGTTGTAGTGCCGGAAGGTTGATAATTTTTCAGTAAAAGGATTGTTTTCAGATGGCGGTGGGTGGTTGCTCACCGCCTTTTTAATTTAATGTTATGAATAATCAAGCAGCAAAAACGGTTTCTGATGCCCTATTAGGGCTGGATTTTAAAAATGTAGGGATAGGTGGAATCGTTTATACCATCAAACCTCCTACAATTAAAATTATCTGTCGTGCCATTCATCATTTTTCCAATATCGCCCTGCGAGGAGATAATATCATGGAGGCTATTAAAGAGCTTCCTGAAGCTACTGAAGATATGCTGAAAGGTATTTCATGTTTCATCTGCGGGAATGATAGTTTGGTCAAAGAATTGGAGAACGGCACTTTTGAAGAAGTCAAAGATGCCTTGGAAGTCTGTTTCTCTATGATGGATATTTCGGCTTTTCAGTGTGTCAGCTCGATGAGGAACGTGTCGATGCTGGCAGCAAGACCGAAACAGTAGGAAACGCAACGTTCTTCGGGCAGATAGCCCATTTGATTGACACGCTTCATCTGAGTTATACAGAAGTGTTTGAGGTTATCCCTTATCGGAATTTGCTGATGATGCAACGGGATAAGTTACACGCAGTATATGGTGGTCAAAAAGTGAATAGAATCAGTGGTAAGGAATTGGCTAATCGTAGGAAAAAGAAATAGATATGTCAAAATTATATTTTAAGATAGGTAGTGACTGGGAAGAAGTTGTAAGACTTCGTAATGAAATTGCAAAATTAAAGCAGGAGTTAATGAGCATGGATGGCACGCAGTCTCCTGCTGCTTTCAAGGCTTTGAATGCCCAACTTGCTGCATCCAACCAAAGATTGGATGAGTTGGTGACTAATGCAGCCAAAGCTGGAGCGGAGATGGAAACGGGATTCAAAAGGAAAATCTTCGATGCTTCCCAATCTGTAAATGGGTTCACAGAGAAGATTATCGCTCAAAAGAATGCCATAGGTTCTCTTCAAACAACTATTCGTAAAAATAAGGAGTTATATAAGAACATCGTTTCAAGAGGTGGGGAAGATAAAGAACTGCTTAATCACATCAGCAAACAAGAAAGAGCGCTCGGTAAAGAACGGGATGCTTTATTCAACCTCACCCAACAGCAAGCCGAAGCGCGTCTTTCCGTAAAGAAACTCCGGGATGAATATACACTTTATAAGAATGATGGGAAACAAGTAGTAGAAACTAACGAAGGTATCGCTATATCTTGGAAGAAAGCGCTGGCAGTTATTGGTGGCGCCGGAGTATTAAAGGCATTAGGTTCTGAAATGATTCGTGTGCGTGGCGAATTTCAATCTATGCATACCGCTATTGAGACTATGGTTGGAGAAGATATAGCAGGGCGACTGATTCCGCAAATCAAGGAGCTGGCTAAGATTTCTCCACTTACTATGTCAGATATGGTTGGAGCAGAAAAGATGATGCTTGGATTTAACATACAAGCAGAAGACACTATCAAATACTTGAAAGCCATTAGTGATATTTCTATGGGAGAATCCAGTAAGTTCAATTCGCTGACTTTGGCATTTTCACAGATGTCAGCAGCGGGTAAACTTATGGGGCAGGATCTGAATCAAATGATAAACGCTGGATTCAACCCGTTACAGATTATTTCCGAAAAGACAGGAAAGTCTATTGCTACACTCAAAGATGAAATGTCCAAAGGTGTTGTTTCCGCTGAAATGGTACAGCAGGCGTTTATAGATGCCACATCGGCAGGCGGTAAGTTCTACAATATGTCAGAGAATGCCTCAAAGACTATCAACGGACAGTTGTCTATGATGCAGGATGCTTTGGATTCCGTGTTTAACGAATTGGGAACTAAGTCGGAAAGTGTTATCATGGACGGTATTCAAATGACAACTTCGTTGATTCAGAATTATGAAACAGTAGGTAAGGTCTTGGCTGGATTAGTGGTTACTTATGGTACATACCGGACCGCAGTGATGCTTGTTACTGCTGCCGAAAGTAAACATACTCTTGTGGAGATTGGACTTACCAATGCCCGTTTATTGGCACGAAAAGCGCAGTTAGCTTTAAACGCTGCAATGCTTACCAATCCTTATGTAGCATTGGCTACGGTGGTTGTTGGATTAACAGCTACTATGTGGGCGTTCAGGGATTCTACAACCGCTGTTGAAAAAGGAACAAGGAGGTATAATGAAGAACAAGAAAAAGCGACAAAGCTTGATAGCGAACGGAAACAAAAAATAGACGGTCTTATCCAAAGCTCTCGTGATATTGCATTGTCTGACTTGCAGCGAGGTGAAAGTTTGGCGGAATTACGAAGCGAATATCCCAAGATATTTGCCCAATACGATATTGAATCAATAAAACTTGCTGACATACTTCAACTAAAACAACAAATATCCAAAGAGGATGCAAAGCGCGCAGGCGAGGAAGTTGCAAGAAATTTTGAAGCTGCTAACAAAGCTGTTTCAGACTATGAAAATGCCCTTTCTGCCAAACAAATCAATGGTGGTAAATTAACACAGCAGGAAATAAACAAGTTAAAAGAACTTCGCTCTTATAGAGACCAATTTCTTGTTGATAAAGGTAAAGGTATCTCTGAACAGTTCATATCCAATCTTAAAGATGTTGATATTAGTGAGTTTGACCGCTACATCTCTGAGTTAGAAAAGAGTATCAAAGGGAAAGGTAAAAATGGTACTGTGAAACTCCGTTTACCTATTGATATTAAGGGTACTTTGTCCGATGAAGCAATCTATAATGTGAAAGACATAAAAACACTTATAGATACTGCAAAATCCACTAAACAGACACGAATTGACGCAGAGAAGAATAAAACAACCTACCTGCAAGACCTTGCCAAAGCAAAAGAAGATTGGGAAGAGGCAAAGAAAGGGTATGAAGTTCTTTTGAAAGACCAACAAGCAACATCGGAACAGGTAAAAAAGGCCCGTGAAGATATGCTATCAAAAGAGAAAGCCTATAAAGATTTAGGTGGTATTACCGGAAGTTCTTTAATCAAGCAGGAAAATCAAGCCAAGAAAGAAGCCGAAAACCGACTTAAACAGCAAGAACAACTTGCCGAACAACTTCTTTCCATTCGTCGGAAAAACCAGCAGGATGAAGTCAACCTCATGGAGGATGGTACTGAGAAGAAGCTGGCTCAGATTGACTTAGACTATCAGAAAGAACTCGATGCGATAGACAAGCAGCGCAAAGAGTGGGAAAAGGCCCAAAATGGAAAACTGACCGATGAGCAGGAATCTGATTTGTCCGCTTGGGAAGAAAACGCTTACAAGTCATACGGGAAAGGGGTTAAAGATGCCAGTAAAGAGAAGTTGGAATCCGAACGTAAAGCATGGCAGGAATACTTCATTGAGTACGGAAACTATCAGGAGAAGCGCAAGAACCTTGTACAGAAATACAATGACGAGATAGCCAAACTGCAAACCGACAGCCCGGAGTACGCTTCCAAGGTAGCCCAAAAGAACAAGGCTCTTGAACAGCTTGATGAACAGTTCGGTCACTCCACAAAGGCGATGGCAGACCTCTTTGAAGATGCCAGCAATAAGTCCGTTTCCGCTATTCAGTCCATCATTGATAAGTATGAAACACTTGTCAAGTACATGTCTGGTACAAAGGAAAGTGACGGAACGAATGTTACACTTGACGAATTGAAAGCGCTCGGATTCACTGATAAGGACATTGAAAAGATAGAAAAGGGTGAAATCTCCATAAAGGACGTAACAGATGCAATCAGAGGGCTAAAGGATGAGCTGAAAGGCAAATCACCGTGGCAGGCTTTCGTCTCTGACTTGGAGAAAGGGATAGAAGCCATAAAAAAGGGTGGCAACGATTCCAAGAAAATCGGTCAAGGAATCACCGATATAGGAAATACTGTGACGTCTTTTGCCCCTGCATTGAATGAGTTTGGCTCAAGTATCGCCGACATATTCGGATTTGACGACAGTAAGATAACAAGTGCCATTGATGCGCTTGGCGGCTTAGGACAAACGGCATCCGGGGTCGGGCAAATCATGTCGGGTGATATTGTCGGAGGCGCAATGAGTGCGGTTTCTGGAATTTCCTCTGTAGTGTCCGCATTGGACGGGATGTTCGGTGCCGATTATTCCCACTATAACGAGATGGTTGAGGAGTACACCAGGCTCAATGAGATATGGGATGAACTGATAGACAAGAAGCAGGAATACATCAGCATTTCCTACGGCATGGAGGCAGACAAGGTAGGAGAAGAGGCGCTTGGCCTTGTTGAAAAGCAAATTGAGGCATATCGCCTACTGGGAAAAGAACGTCTTAATTCCGGTGCATCCGCAGGTTCCCATTCCATTGGCAAGCGGATGGCAAAGAACACCTCGTCAAGCGACTGGCAGGACATTGCCGACGCACTCGACATGTCAGTCAATGCCGCCAAAGAGTTTGTCGGGACCGGAAGAATGACCGGACTGTTTGACCTCACTGTTGAGCAATTGGAGAAACTTAAATCCGAAGCTCCTGCCTTCTGGGCGAAGATGGACGGTGACGTGCAAGAATATTTGAACGGCATTATAGATGGAGAGGAAAGGATTGAGGATATTCAGAACCAGATTAGTGAACAACTGACACAGACAACGTTCGATAGCGTTTTCGACAGTTTTGTGGATACCCTCATGGATATGGGCAGTTCCGCGAAAGACTTTTCTGACAGTTTCAGCGGATATATGCAGCGTGCCGTGCTTACCACAATGGTAGGCAACAAATTTACCGAGGACCTTCAAACGTGGTACGATGCCTTTGCCCAGGCCAATAAAGACCAAGGAGGCATTACGAAGGAGGAGATGGAGGCTCTTCGGAAGCAGTATGACGCAATTGCCGGTTCCGCACTTGCCGAACGTGACAAGCTTGCGGAAATTTTCGGATGGACCAAAGAGGATACCGACAGTAGCACGGATAACTATGAGGATTTCATCGGTAGTATGCAGAGTTCTCTTACTTCCCTTGATGTGACGGCCAAGGATGTTTCTGATAATATCTATGATTACTTCCGTCAGGCAATGATTAACGCTCTGTATGAAAAGGAGTACAAGAGCAAGATGGAAGAGTTGTACAAGACCTTTGAAGGGCTTTCCAAAGACGGATTGTCCGAGAGTGACATGGTACAACTCGGCTCTCGGATTGACCAATACATTGAGCAGATGATGAAGGGCGTAGAGGACGTTAATAGTTTGTTTGCTGACAAGCTGAAGAACGCCGAAGACTTGCAGTCGTTTGTTGATAGCGTCAAGTCTGCCATGTCCTCCGTCGAAGCCACTGCCGAGGATGTGACAGATAACATCTTTGAGTACATCCGTCAGCAGATGGTTGATAAGATGTTCACCGATAGCTTCCAACCGCAGATAGAGGAGTTATACAAGAAGGTTCAGGAAGCCATGTCTGACGGTGACATAACCGGCACTGAAAAGGATGCGTTAAGAAACGAAGCGGAGAAGTTGGCTAACGACATTACGGCCGCTAAGGATATTCTGAGTGATACTCTTGGCATTACTGAGAGCAACCTAAAGAAAGAACTTGAGGAGGAATTCAAATCATTCTCCGATGGAATATTAAGTTCCTTGTATGATACGGAAGTTACTGCTGAGACTGTTGCCAAGAATATCTCCGATTCCATGCGGAAAGAGCTTATTGAGGCAATGTACCTTGAACAGTACGAACCGCGTATCAAGGCCATCTGGGAAAAATGGAAGGAATACTCAGAGGATGGACTTGTAACCGATGAAGAGCGTACAAACATCAAGAATGACATTGACGGGTTGAGCAAGGAGGTCGCCGATGCTGCCGGGGAAATCAGTGACGCGTGGAAAGACTCTGGAGAGGAGGTAAGGAAAGCGTTCAACTCTTTCTCCGACAGTATCAAGAGTGTGCTCTATGACGCAGAAGCTACCGCCGAGGACATAGCCGACAATATCTATCAATATATGCGCAATGCCTTGGTGGATTCCATGTTTACTGCCCAGCTCCAGCCTCAGATTCAGGCCTGGTATGACAAATATACCGAATTTATGAAAGACGGTGCCATTGATACGGCCGAGCGCAAGACTCTGGACGAGATGATAGCCGAAATTCAGAAAGCCGGTGTCGACATTGTGGATGCGGCTAACAAGCTTTTCCCCACTCTTGATACGGGAGCCATCAACCGTGCGGAAGAAGCCGCCCAGGAAGCGGAGAACGCCCGTAATGAAGCTGAGCAGGAATGGGAGTCGTTCTCTGATGGTATTCTGAATTCCTTGTACGATATAGAGGCCACAGCGGAGGATATTTCCGATGACATGAGCGAATACATGCGCAAGGCTTTGATTAAGGCCATGTATGTGGAGAACTTCAAACCGCAGATGCAGAAGTGGTACAATGAGTGGAAAAAGGCCATGGGAGATGACGACCTGACTTCCGAAGAAAAGCAGCTCCTCGACTCCATGAAACAGACGATGGTTGACGACATGAAGAAAGAAGTTGATGCCATCAACCAGTTCTTTGGAACCATGTTTTTACAGCAGGCGAGTAGCAAGGGTTTTGAAGCCATGTCACAAGATACCGGCGAAGAACTTAACGGACGTTTTACAGCTTTGCAGGTTGCCGGGGAAGAAATAAAGAACCAGTCCATTCAACAGACCGGTTTACTTTCATCCATCAATGGCAAACTTTCATTGCTCAATCTTAGAAGTGGGGATGTCCCAGCTTTGTTATCTGGAACTCCTAATTTCGCAGATAGAGCCAAAGAGACAATAGCGAGCGGCTATCAGTCGCAGGTACATATTGTTTTCCCGACAGAGGACATAAAGGCATTGACCGATAAAGTCTCCAATATGGAAAGAATCGTAGATGAAATGAGAACATTCCAAGTAGAAGGTAACATGGACCGTAGAGATATACTTGAAAACTCTGTTATTCTTGCCAAGAATAGTCCGCGAATACTCGATAATACAAATGATATCAAGCAGGATATAAAGAATCTATAATAGTTATGGCAGAATTAATAATAAACGGAAGAGAAGCCCTAAAAGAGTGGGGTGTTAGAATGGGAGATAACTTTCTTGATGTACTGGGAGCACCGGTACCTCTGAAAGAGTTTATAGAGAATAAATCACGCTTGGAACATGGGAAACAAGTTCTTATGGATAACCCCAAGCTTGATGAGCGTGAGTTAACTCTTGTTTTTACAGTAGAAGGTGATTCTCCTGCCGATTATCAGGCAAAGAAAACAGCTTTTTATGAAGAACTTTACAAAGGTAAAATTGATATTCAGATTCCTGAGAACAGTAGTGATATTTATCATTTGCTATATTTAGGAAAGAGCGTTTCTTATGCCCAAAGCTTAGACCGGACATTTGGGAAAATATCAGCCAAATTCTGTGAGTATAATCCATCTAACCGTGTTGTAGGCTAGAAATTTACGACATTAAATTCATTGTCGTGTATGGAAGCTCTAATTTTTAGGGCTTCTTTTTTTTATGTCCGACCTTTGTTTACATGATAGATATTAAGGACATACAAGGCAATACCCGCTTTTCAACTGGTATCAATCCCGGTGCAAAAGGCAAGTTCTCTTTAATGAAAGAGGACTATGTCGTACTACCTTTTAATACTCTGTCCCCAGTCGATTTCCAAGTAGGTGATTACGTTGACCTGCGTGGGGTACTCGATGCCTCCATGGGCGGTAAATTGGCAAAAATCTATCAGATTGTAGATATTCCCTATCCGACCTACAAGAACGGAGGCTACTCCTATGAACTTCGTTTTGACGCTTACTATTTCAAGTGGAAAACAAAGATATTCAAGTACACCCCGGAGTACGGAGGACTGGAAGCGTCCTGGTCCCTTACCGCTTCACTGGATGTCCAGATGGGTGTATTCCTTCGCAATTTGAAAGCTCTTGGTTATAAATATGAGGGAAAAGACTTCGTGTTTTCCATTGACGATAGTGTCGAGAACTCCTCCAAATTGATGACCTATGACAATACCAACCTCATTGATGCTATGTTCAGCATGGCTGATAACTGGGGTTGTGATTGTTGGGTAACGGACCATGTAATCAACTTCGGACGCTGTGAGTTCTCCGATGCTGTTAAGATAGAACTGGATAAGGAAGCCAAGGACATGAGCCGGAGTGATAGCAAGGGTACTTATGCTACAAGAATCTATGCGTTCGGTTCAACAAGAAACATCCCTACCAACTATCGCCCGGTAGACCAGACCGCTGTTGTCAACGGTATCGTCCAGAAGCGCCTTATGCTTCCGGCAGGCACTCCATACGTGGATGCCCACGAGGGCTTGACCGATTTGGAAGCTGTCGAAGCCGTTGTTGTATTTGATGACATCTGCCCCAAAAGAGTAGGTGAAATCACCGGTGTAAGCTTTTATGAGAGCGAGGTAGATAATGAAGATGGTACAAAGACAAAAGCTACCTTCTACCGGTTCAAGGATTCAGGCATCAACTTCTCGAAGGAATACATCCTTGAAGGACAGGAACTCAAAATCAGGTTCGAATCCGGCAAGCTCAACGGCATGGAGTTCGGCGTAGCTTTTAATCCTCTTGGTTTGACCGAAAAGAACGACGACGGCACATGGAATCCTGATGCCCAACTTTGGGAGATTGTACAGAATGAAGACTACGGCCGTTCCTTGCCGGATGAAGTGTTGTTCCCTTCAAAAGGTGACAAGTATGTACTGTCTGGTTGGAATGCCGAGAAGATAACCGAACTTGGGCTGGTGGCTGCTGCCGAAGAGGAACTGCTTGCCACTGCAAAGAAGTACGTGGCAAAGACCTGCATCGACGACGGCACCTATACGGCTACGCTCAACTCCATCTGGGTACACAAAGACCAAATAAATCACAGCTTTGACATAGGACAGCGCATCAACCTTGTCAATCCTGCCTACTTCAAGGACGGGCGCTTGTCCCGTGTCATCGGCTTTGAAATCAACCTCGACAAGCCTTACGATTCCCCGCAGTATACGATTGGCGAAAGCACCGCCTATTCCCGCATTTCCGATATTGAAACGCAAGTCGAAGAGTTGACTTTTAAGGGACAGACCTTCACCGGTTCGGGAGGAAGCAACATCTATGTCATCAAGACCAACGACGCTACGGCCGCAAGCAACTTCAATGTGTTCTCAGCCTTGCGTACCCTGAGAATGTTCCTCCGCAAGGACGCAAGCGACGTAGCGGAAGAAATCATAAACTTTTTGAAGGGATTGCTGATAGGCAAGAACGGCAGCGGTATCACGGTACGCAAGGACGGCACCTCGCAGGCTGTCGTTGACCGTCTATATGTGAAGATAAAGGCCGTCTTTGATGAATTGCAAGTCAAGAGAGCTACCCATGTAGGCGGTGAACAAATAATCACCCATGCCGGTATGAAGTGCATCCGCGTGGAGGAACTGGAAGACGTCTACCGCTGCAGTTTTCTTGCCGAGCAGGACGGTGAGGCGATAGCCAACGAGTTCAGTGTAGGCTCGCTGGCGCAGGCAAAGGAGTGCAACATCGTCGAAGGAACCACTCTTAATGCCTCCAATCGCTACTATTGGCGTGAGGTTGTGGCCGTGGGACGTGACTACATCGATTTGTCCAAGACCATCTGCGATGAGGACAGCGATGTTCCCCAAGCGGGCGATGACATTATAGGATTGGGCCACCGTACAGATGTAGACCTTCAAAGCGCAATCGTGCTATCGTCTACCAACGAGACATCCCCGTCTATAACTTTCTACACCGGCATTGACGACTTCAACCTAACGGGGAAAGATGTAATCTCCTTCGGTGTTGACAAATCCACCGGGCATGCCTACATGAAAGTGTACGGTACTTCCTATATCGGCGCCCGTGATGAGAGCACTTACATCAAGTACACACCGGAAGGTGGCGTAGAAATCAAAGGGCGATTCCTTACGATGGCCGGTGAGGACATCCTGACAATGTTCACTGTCATTGAAGGACTTATCAAGTCTGAAATCTCATCCGTGCGTGATGAAATCAATGCCCTGAACAATTACCTTAACAATGCGTCTTTTGCCGCTGACATGCAGTACTGGACCGGTAGCAGCAACATACGCATCTTCCGAGTTGACGGTCGGCTGCTGTACTTCAACAGTAACTTCTATGCGAACAAGGAATCTTTCGCCGATATAGTAAGCGAACGCGCAAAGAATGTGCTACGCCTTAAGAACAGCTATATCGAGCAGGTCAACTCAGACTTTTACCGCCATCCGGATTTTGAGACCTTCGACGAACTCAAGCGCCCCCGGCAGTTCACTATCTCTTTCAAGTATCTGGTGAAGCGCCCCGGCACTCTTGCCTTCCATTTCAAGAACGAGAACAAAGAAGGTTTTGAGGAATACACCCCGATTTCCTTTTCTAAGGACCTATATCCCAGTACTGAATTCAAACAGATGGAGATAACCGGTAAGTGGAACGGAACCGGTGATTTCCACATGTCTTTTACCGGTGACATGTACTTGTATGCACTTACGCTAACCGATGATGCTCTTGCTGACTTGCGCGAGGAATTCAATATGCGTTTTGAACTTACAGACAAGAAGATTCAGGCGAACCTTGACGAAATCAGAAGCACGGCAGGCAAGCTTGAAGAGTATCACAGTGAATTCCTGCTTACCGCGCGCAACCTTGAAGCGAAGTTCACGGAGGACCTGACGAATACTGAGAGTCGTATAACGCAAGAATACACCTCTGCTATCGACATCTCCGCCCGTGGTCTGAAAGCTGAATTCACGTCCGGTCTTGTAGGCCTTGAGACTGGAATCACCGAAGCATATAAGTCTGCTATTGACATATCGGCCCGCGGTCTTCGTGCAGACTTCAGTGCGTCCGTCTCTGACCTGGACGGCAAGCTGTTCGCCCATGCAGGCAGCTTTCATGTGACTGCCGAGAAGATAGAAAGTATGGTGACCGCCACAAACAGCCTGAAGGGTACCGTGGAACAGCACACCTCAGCCATTAGCCAGACGGCCAGCCGTATAGACCAGTTCGTGCAGAAGATAACCTTCGATTCCAAAGGTAACATTACCAATATCGACAAAGCCGGTTTAGTGACGGAAAGCAATATCGCCACCATGTTTGCGGAAAAGGTCGACCCCAACGGTGATATCGTCAGGCGTGCTCAAATCAGCGCGTTCATCACCGAAGGCGAAGCGGGCAGGCTGATATCCAATGCTACAATCGAGGCTGACCGGATAAACTTTACGGGAAAGACCATCATCAACGGCAGTTTCGTGGTCGATACAAACGGGCGTGTGACGATGAACGACATCACGGCAAACAACCTGACTCTAAAGGGCAGCATAACGGGCACGGATGCTACGCTGAACGGCATCACAGCTAATAATCTGACATTAAAAGGCAATATCTCAGGTATTGACGCCATCCTGAACGACATTACTGCTAATAACCTTACGTTGAAGGGCAACATTACCGGGGCGGGGGCTACACTGAATGATATCACCGCGAACAACCTTACCCTGAAAGGTACCATATCCGGTGCCAATGCCACGCTTAACGATATCACAGCCAATAATCTTACGTTGAAAGGAAATATTTCCGGTGCCAACGCCATATTGAACGGCATCACCGTAAACGGAAAGATAAACGCCTCCAGCGGCCGGATAGGTGACTATCTGTATCTGCATGGTAACGGTATATCCACCAACTCGAGAGCGTTCGTGACCGACCTTACAGATAGCACTACGCAATTCGAACTCAGCAAGAGCTACTATCTGCATGCGATAGCGTCGGACGGAGGAGCCAATAGCATCCTGATAAGGCCCTACCAGACTATGGAAGCGGGCACAGTCAAAGGGGTGGTAACCATCTCTGCAACCATTCCGGGGCGCAATAGGGCCATACACGTATCTTCCGGCGAGAGCTATTTCGGTGGTGATGTGATAGTGGGGAAGATGTATGCTCCGTCCTCCGGGACTCTGGAAATTGCCGGGCCGCTGAAGACGCAAGGTGTATACCGGAATACTGACGTGATACTCTCTTCGGTTACAAGGTACAGCATTAAGGCGACCGACCACACACTGCTTTTTTACGGCAACTGTACTATATCCCTTCCGTCCTCTTCTGACGGGCATGAGATATGGATAATGCCGAACGGGAATACCATCAGTTTTCCTTCCGGTACGTTCGCGAACTCTTCCAGGACGAATATCAACGGGCGTGAATGGCATGTGATAAAACGGGTTTTGGGGAATTGGTATCTGTCATGGATGAGTATATAGAATAATTAAAATAGAAAGTATGAAAATCAACTTTAAGAAAATCGAGGCCCAGACCTCATTCGAAGGCGCCAAGCAGACCTTCGACGTAGCCGAAACGGTCGGCAATGAAATGATGTACAACGGAAGTATCCTTCTGGATATAGGCTTTGAAGACCTGGCACGGGAAATCTACTACTCGAAAGATGCGGTGGAAATCCCGGAACAGTATTGCAAGGCTCTTGAACTTGTGGTGAAGAACTCGCGGCTCATAGCTGCCGTGAAACGTGCGGTAATTAACCAACTGAACGTCATCCAGCCATCTTAAATCAATTCTGAAAATTATGGTATTGGAATCAAATCAGTTCAACCAGCTTGTAGAGGAGGTGAAGAAAGCCCTTCTTGTCGGCTCCCAAGGTGTGGGCGATGTGGAGATTGTCGATTCGCTGGCCGATATCGTGAGCCTGCCCGCCCTCCGTCTTGCCGGTATGGAAGAATCGGTGGTCGAGGCACCGCTTGAGTTGCTGTCTGCCCCTGCTGAGGAAGCTGCTGAGGAAGTGCGCAAAGCCGAAGCGGAGCGTGTCATAGTGGAGAACGCACGCAAGGAAGCTGAGAAATCCCGTGAAACGGCTGAGACAAAGCGTGCTTCATCTGAAAGTACCCGCGCATCTGCTGAAACTACGCGTATCAATGCCGAAAAGGAACGTGTGACAGCCGAAGGTCTCAGGAAAACGGCAGAGACAGAGCGAGGCAAAGCTGAAGCGGTCCGACAGACGTCTGAGACCGGACGGGCAACTGCCGAAACCGGCCGTGTTACTGCCGAAGGTAAACGTGTCAGCGCCGAGGAGGAACGTAAAAATGCTGAGACAGTGCGGGCCAACGCAGAGTCAACCCGACAGACAGCCGAAACGGGTCGTGTCAATGCTGAAACCAGTCGTGCTACAGCAGAAGGTAAGCGCGTTACTGCTGAGAATGCCCGAAGCACTGCTGAGGATACACGTAATAGTGCGGAAACTAACCGCCAAACAGCCGAAACCGGACGCGTAAATGCTGAAAGTACCCGTGTCACTGAATTTGCTGCCCTCAAGCAGGAATCGGAGACGGCTACTGCGAATGCTACTGATACGGCAGAACATCCTACCTACATCGGTGCAGACCACTATGTATACCAATGGGATAAGAGCGCTAAAGAATACGTTAAGACGGATATCTATGTGAAAGGCAAGCCGGGAGATACATTCACCCTTCTTGGACGTTACGATACGCTTGATGCCTTAAAGACTGCTGTACCTGACGGGGCAAACATCACTGGTTTCTATTCCGTTGGAACTGCATTGCCTTATACATATTATGCCTGGTATAACGGTGATTGGCAAAGTCAAGGACAATTGCAAGGTCCAAAGGGCGATAAAGGCGAGAAGGGGGATACGGGAGCGCAAGGTCCTCAAGGCGTACAAGGTCCACAAGGCATGAAAGGTGATACCGGTGCCACAGGACCGCAAGGAGTAAAAGGTGATACTGGTGCTACCGGTCCTGCTGGTGCAAAAGGCGCCACTGGTGCACAAGGAATACAAGGTCCAAAGGGCGATAAAGGAGACAAAGGTGATACGGGTGCAAAAGGCGCTACCGGTGCTACTGGTGCCACGGGTGCAGCAGGTGCAAGTGCCAGTATTACCGGTGCTACTGCTACGGTTGACGCCAACATCGGTACGCCCTCCGTGACCGTTTCTCTCGGTGGTACCGCATTGGCCAGAACCTTTTCCTTTGCTTTCAAGAACCTGAAGGGTGCTACCGGAGCAAAAGGCGCTACGGGTGCTACCGGAGCTACTGGACCTAAAGGGGCGACTGGTGCGCAAGGACCACAAGGGCCGCAAGGTGTCGGTGACCCGACAGTCACCGGTGCGAATACGGTCACGACACTGGCCTCCCTGCCAATTTCCAAGAGAAGTATCACTGCAAGGTTGGGTTCTGCCACGAACATCAGCCTTGCTTCCGGAATGTCAGTGGGCAATGACTTGTATATCCGCTGCGTCGCATCGGCGGCATTCACACAGCCGATACCCAATACCGGCGCGTTCACTTCGATGTCCGGTACTTCAATCAGTGTTTCCGCTGGAGATATCTTTGAGATTAGTATCTGGTGCTATGCCGCTGGCGCCTATTCAATATCCGTAAAAACAAGGGACTAAGGTTTATGAGTGTATTAAAAAGACGAAGCAATAATATAAAGGACGGTCAGTATGTGATTGCATTCTCCGACAGTAGAGCCTTAATAGATATTTCCAAGGATTGTGGAATGACATGGACCAGAAGACAACCTTCCGACCTTCCTAATGTAAACGAATACTTTTTCAGCAACGATAGAACGAGGATTGCCATGTCCGGAGACGGCAGGCATATCTATTGCTCGTGCTATATGGCAAATGTGGGATTATTGCGTTCTACGGATTTTCTGGAGACGGCAGAACCTTTCAAGCCTGATAATTGCTATTCCGTATACTCGATAGCCTGCAACGGCAGGGGGAATCTGGTCGCTGTTGTGTGTCAGAATAGCAATAACAAATATGATTTGATGCTTTCCGGGGATTATGGGAAGACATGGCGGGTCTCCAATGGATTAAAAGACAATACCGTGCCTCTCATGGGGGTGGAAATGTCCCATTCCGGCAGATACGTAGTGGCATATGCGTCAAATTCTCCCTATTATACTACCCATGAGCTGTTTATATCTTCCGATTATGGAGAAACTTTCAGCAGTGAAATATTCAGGGGGCCTATCACAAAGATTGCCATTTCCGGTGACGGCAAATACATGTTGTGTTGCTGCAACAGGGAGAGTTCATCAAAGTTATACTATGCCTATTATTCCGGGGATTATGGGAAGACGTGGACTAAAATTACCGATTCGAGTTTCTCTGCCCGTACATTGGCCATATCCTATGACGGGAAATATATGGTTATAGAGGGAGGGTACTCTTATTCCGGTGCACGTATATCCGCCGATTACGGAAAAACCTGGGCATTGAAGCATTCCGTTATTGGCAATAGCTTTGCTTTGGGGCTTTCGTCTGACGGAAAGTATGCGATAGCACAGGAAAGTTCTTCTCCGTATCGTATGTTCAAATCTTCGGATTATCTGGGCTCATTTACTGAAATAAATACGGCACCGCTTACATCAGGTATTAGAACGAATTACCGATTTATCATAATGAATAAAAATAGGCTTTAACAATAATGCAATATATACATATTTATTCAGAGGAGAAAGTTGTCCGTCTTGATTTTGAACTGGACGAAAACTATGAAGTGGGTACAACCTATGAGGATTACCTGGATGGAGCCTGGGTACCGTTGAATGCGGAACAGGAAGCATTTTACGAAGCCCATCCGGCAGCGTCTGCAAAGGAAATTCTCGAATGTGAATTAACCCCTCCCTATGAACCGACTTTGGAGGGTGTGAAGAGCGCGAAGGTCAATGAAATTGCTGTTTACGACGGGTCCGATGCCGTGAATTCCTTTACGCTTGGCGGCAAGCGGATGTGGCTTGACAAGGATACGCGGGTAGGACTGGTAAACTCAATTACTATCGAGCAGGCTGTGGGTAAGGAGACAACCGTGCTGTGGTATGATGCCGTGAAGTATGTAATCCCCATTCCTCTTGCCTTGCAGATGCTGGCCGCACTGGAACTGTATGCCCTGGAATGCTATAATGCCACGCAGGAACATCTGGCCGCGGTTATGGGACTTGCTACGAAAGAGGAGGTCGGAGCGTATGATTACACTTCCGGTTATCCTGAAAAATTAGTGTTCAACCTTTAAATTGATAGCTTATGATTTACTTATGTTTTATGTCGCTGTTTTTGCTCACTATGTACATAATGTATGCGGTGAGAGTGTGCGGAGTGCCCTGGTCGCTCTCTGACACCTATTATCAACTGAAGAAACGGAACCGCCCGGCGTGGCTGTTTCAGGCGGCGATGGCCGTTCCTGCCATGCTGCTTATGCCGGTGTGGATTGAATGCTCATCGGAGAACCTGCAATGTTTGGCATTTCTTGCTTGCGGTGGGCTGATGTTCGTCGGGACAGCCCCGCTGTTCAAGGAGGAATTTCAGAGCAAAGTACATTATGCAGGGACAGTAATAGCCGGATTAGCTACAATTCTTTGGGTTTGTCTCTCCGGTATGTGGTACTTGCCTGCGGTTGCTTTCCCGATAGCCGTTGTTATCATGTTGAGATACCGGAAATGGCTGTTCTGGGCGGAGATGGCAGCGTTTGCTTGTGCTTATGTGGGGGTGCTTATAATTTGTATCGATTGTTAAACCGGGAGAAATGGAAATGAATGATTGGATTATGTTGGTGACCGCACTCGGTGGCATCGAGGGCATCAAGCAGCTTGTTAAGTGGTGGATGTCGCGCAAGACCAATGCGCGTATTGAGGACGCGCATGCTGATGTCGAGGAGTTCAAGGCATTACGGGAGTACAACGAGTTCCTGCAGAAGCAGCTTTCGGAGAAGGAACAGCGATTTGTGGAGCAGACAGACCGGCTCCGTAAGGTGCAGGATGAGTTGTTTACACTGAAGGAGGCTAATTCTGACCTGAAACTGGAACTGGCACTGAAACGGTGTGAGAGGAAGAAATGCGGTGACAGAGAACCGCAAAACGGCTACTGATTCGCGGAAAGGAAGGTGTTTCACAACGGCTCCCTTTCCCTTAATACTACACAACTTAAAGTTTAAACAAAGGCGTTTGCAAATATATTGTATTTTTATGTAAAACCAAAAATCAAGGAGGAAAATAAGAATGGCGAATGTGTATAAATTAGCGCCTTGGATTCTCAAATGGGAAGGCGGTTTCGTGAATGACCCGGCAGACCTTGGAGGTGCAACGAATATGGGTGTGACTATCGGCACGTGGAAGTCATGCGGCTATGACAAGGACGGTGACGGTGATATAGACGTGGATGACCTGCGTCTGCTTACCCGTGAGGATGTCGTTAACCGGGTGCTCAAGCCGCATTATTGGGATAGATGGAAGGCAGATTTGATAACGAGCCAGTCCGTAGCAAATATCCTTGTCGATTGGGTGTGGGCATCGGGTGCACACGGAATAAAGATACCTCAACGCTTGCTTGGTGTTACTGTGGATGGAATAGTAGGTCCTAAGACACTCGCTGCGGTGAATGCCAGGAACCCGCGTGAGTTGTTCGACATGATTAAGATTGCACGGTTCGATTTCATCGAGGATATATGCCGCTCTCGTCCGGCGAACAATAAATTCAAACGGGGGTGGATGAATCGGATTAACGATTTAAGGTTTGAGGAATGAAAAAGTTACTGTGGATATTGGTTGTATTGCTGGCAATTGCTTGTGTGGCGGCTTGGTTTCGTCCGCATGAGCAGTCTCCGGCTGAAGTTCGTGTAGAAACGAAGATAAAGACGGTTGTCAAGGTAGATACGATGCTTATCTCTGCACCTATGGCTGTGTTCTGGCGTTTCGTGCCGGATGATACGACACGGATAGGTGATACCTTGCTTCATCGTAAGCAAGTGGTGTATTCAGATAGTTTATATCGTGCGGTAGTGAGCGGATATGTAGACCCTCGGCTGGATAGTATGGTGGTGTATCCGAAGACGGTTTATCAGACGGTGACGAATGATATATACCATCCAGTCGCCATCAAGTCGAAGAAGAAGCGGTGGGGCTTTGGTTTGCAGGCTGGGTATGGCTATCCGGGGGGTTTATTCGTTGGTATCGGTGTAACCTATAACATATTTGTATGGTAGAATTTATTTTGGAATATTCAATTAAAATCGAGGTAAAATTACCTTGATTTTAATTGAATATTCCAAAATAGTATCTATATTTGCGGTAAAATTACCTTTGTATGGATAATATAGATATAGAATTAAGGAAAGTTTTGGATGTGGCAATTCAGTCAACTAGTCATGGGTTAATAGAATGTAATGGAATGACACTAAAAGAATTATTTCAAAGCAAACTCAATGATTTGAATATGACTACTACCCAGGCTGAGCGTTTATTGGATATCAGCCATAAATCATTACTGGCAATATTGAATAATACAGGAGAACGTATAGATATTATCAATGTTATCAAATTGGCCCATTTTTTAGGTTTATCAATTAGTGACATTATGAAGTTATACGTGCCTAAGATGCCTTCTGAACAAATAGGAGAAATACAAAAAGCACGTGAAGCTGGATATATTGTGGCAAATTTTGATATCGCTCTTCTCAAGAAAATAGGTTTTTTCAAAAGTGGAGATTTGATAGCTAATCAATCACTAATGCATATCAAGAAACGAATTACTTCCTTTTTTGGCATTCCTACAGTTTATGATTATACAGAGAATAGTATTTTTCCAGCTTTTAGTAGATCCAAAAGAGATTCTCATGAGTTGATACGTAACTTTTGGATAAAATCTGCGTATGTTCAATTCAAATTGATTAATAATCCGAATGAGTATCGCCGTGAATATTTAACAGACTTAATTTATAAAATAAAGCCATATACTAGGGATATAAAAGGGGGACTATTAGCAGTAGTTAGAGCTTTATTTAAAATAGGTATAACAGTGATATATCAACCTCATATACCTAATTTGCAAATAAAAGGTGCAACTTTTTCTTGCAATGGTAAACCTTGTATTGTCTTATCCGACTTAAATAATCGTTATCCTACTTTGTGGTTTGTCCTTTTACATGAACTATACCATGTATTGTATGATTTTAAAGAAATATCAGAAAGGTGTTATCATATTTCGGAAGAAAATAATTCTGATTTATTTTTAGTAGACGAAGTTTCTCCTGATGAATTTGCTCGCGATTTCTTATTAAATAAGGAACGTTTAAAGTTTGTTTCTTCATATATAAATTCGCCTTCCATTGTGAATAAATGTGCGCAAGAATGGTCGTTGCATCCTTCTATAATATATGCTATTTATATGTATGAAGCCTCTCAAAATGGATTTACAAAGGTTTGGAGCAGTCCACTAGCTAAAAATATACCAGCCATGACTGATGCATTAAAATTGTTTAATACTCATCCTTTTGAAAAGGAAAGCTTAATAGAGAGTGTACAAGAAATTAAAGAATTAATTTATAATATTTAGCGGATATGAAAAAAGATGATAGTAGAAAAGTAACCCAGGAAGAAAAACTTAGGCAACTTCATGAGCAAAAGGAACGCGAAAAGATGGAAATATTAGCAAAAGCTGATGAAATAAAGAATCAGACGTTTGAGTTCGATATTGATGGAGAGTTATCTTTAAAAAAAGAAATAGAAGATTTACCTATCGACCCAATAGATAATCCAGAAGAAAAATATCAGTTATATTATAAAGTTATCCGTCCTCTATTTTCAAAACATTTGCCAAAGGGGGAAGAATTTAAAGAAATGCGAAGCATTATATATGAAGAGGCAAATACATTTTTAACAGGTGGGCATCGTAAAGACAAAGATGGTATACGTGGTGCTGATAGCCGACAGTCGTATCGAAATGATATGAATGAATTGGTGAATATTTTGACAGAATGGGTAGCAACCAAAGGAACCCCATTTGAACTATATGTTAAATTGAGAGATATTAATATAGAAAAAGGATATGGTACTCCAAGTTAAATAGTAGTTACAATCTTATGCATTTCAACCTTTTACAATAGTAAATGTTATCTAAGGTGTAGCATAAATATTTTTTCCTATGGTGTCACTTTATCTATTATTGTACTAATATAGGCTAAAGTAATTAAATAGTATATGGCATTACATCCACTAATTGAAAATCAAACTATGAAAATAGATAACCACCATAGTGGTCTGTCTATTGGTTGGGAGCGTAGCTTGCACATTCACAAGCGTATGAATAAAAGTTCTAAAAGCTCTCTTGAATTTAGATTATATTTTGCAGATAAGGATAGAGGAATCGAGTTTTTTAACCAGCAGGGAAAGGAATATGAATATATAGAAAGGGAAATATATGAGGCTTTTAATAATTCATTTGTTCGTCATAAATTCATAGATACTTTTTATAAAACAATTACTCCCATTGTAAATTGTAATAAGCGTAGTGCTTCTGATATGAGGCGAGTTGCAAAAAGAGCGGCAAAAAGGATAGCTATGGCTTTTGGACTTAACGATGAAATTACCAATGAATTTATAGAAAGAGCTAATCTCTATTTTAATCAGTTTAATGATAAATACGTGGCAGTCGATTTTAATAAGAATGAAATTTTAATTGGAGATGATAAGCAGGCTATAATAGATGCCTCTAAATAATTTGAATTTAAAGCAATCTTTGAAAAGGCAGCCCAATAAGCCTGCCTTTATTTTTATCTCCAGATTAACAATTCGTGCTTATTGTTTATGACATATCCTAACTTCTATTGAGTTTTTTCGTTTGCGTGCCCTTTCTTTTATAAAAATTCCCTCAAGTCACGTAGGGAATTTCAGAAAAGCAGTTGTCTTTATAGTAGAATCCGGTATATAGTGTTAGTATAGTCCTTCTTTCAGCCATTGCAGTTTCTTTATACTGGATTTACAGAATGTTCCAACATTGTGTGCTCTAATTGATTGTATATATTGAAAGGAACATGCTGGACCTCAGCTTTTATGCGGCTGAGGTTTTGTCGGAGACAAGAGTGCGTTGTTGAACGTGTGATGGAAATATGTGTTTAACCAAATTATTAGTTATGAAAAAAGAGTTTTGTATGGTAATTGCATTTGCTATGGCTTTAGCCGGGTTATTTATGCTTATGTTTATGTCATTTGATTAGTGAATGTCTGTTTGTTGACTGTTTTATAGAAGGGGCAGCTTATTCAGCTGCCTTGTTCCATTTCCCAGGAATTAAGTAATCCATATTGTGTAATTATTCCCCATGTGTGGTACTCAGTTCCACATATTTCCACACATAATTATTCCTTCTTGTTTTTATAATATGCTGATGTATAATGTATTATGTACTGATGTACATCATGGCATATCGTTTGTTCTATAGTTAATACAAAAACTATATTTATTTACTTAAAACTTACGATTATGAAAAAAGTATTGGTAGCATTAGCAATGGTTATGGGATTAGGCAGTTCAGTAGCATTTGCTTACGTGGTTTCTGGAACACAGTCTGTAGAGCAAACTCAGCAAAATCCTCAGGATGAGTTCACAAAAGTGGAAGTAAAAGACTTGCCTCAGGCAGTTATGAATGTCTTGGCTAAGGACTATGAGGGGGCTGTAATAAAGGAGGCTTTCATTTCCGAGAAAGAAACCGGTAAGATTTATAAGGTTGTGTTGACCATCACCAAGGAAAATCAATCCACTGAAGAAGTGACGGTACTTCTGAATGAAAAAGGAGAAACTGTAGAATGAATGGAAACTCTGTAGTGGTTCGGCATCCATCTACAGAGATGATTTGAGATACTTTTATGTCTATCTCGTTAATGCGAAAGGGGCGGCTGAATAGTCGCTCTTTTTGTTTATATTGTAATAATAGTTCGTTTCTTTTTTGTCAGAAATTCCTATTATAGAGGGTTGTTTTATACAAAATAATGTTTATATTTGTATTCTAATCCCTATTGTATTATGAATGACAAACAACAACTTCTAATTGATTGTATTTCCCTTCTTCCCGTTATAGGCATTCTGGTTTTGATAACTGTTGCCAATGACCAGCTTGTTACTATGGTTGCTGCCTATGTGCTTTGCGGAGAACTCTTATGTGTATTGGTTAGCAGGATATTAAATTTGTACTATATTGATGTGGCTTTTGTTTGGTTGGGTGGGATTATGCTTTGGCTGTGGTATTGGCTCTGGTTGGAGTCAAGCCATGTAGTGATGGAGATTGTGGAAAGGACAGTTGAATGAATCGCTTCTTTTTCAGTAAAAAATCCCCGTAGCTGCTCAACTACGGGGATGGTGTCAAATAACAGAGTATCAATATGAGATACTAAGTGAGCCTATTCCATTACAGATAAATCATTGTCAACTTCATACTGGTTACAGCCAAAAGCCGCACACATTAAAATAAAACGTTCTTTTATACCTAATCCAGTATATCTGTCTACGGCTCCACTGCCTTTTGCATGAAGTCCTGCTGCGTATTTATCTATCTGAACTTTATTCATTAAATCTACATGAGTTTTACGGGCAAGTTTACTGCTTGCAATCTCATATATGGATTTGTACTCATTTGTTTCCAATGCCGCACTAAACATTGCCACTTTCCGGCTAATCTCACAGTATTCAAGTAGTTTTTTTATTTGATAATTGTACCCGGTTTCACCATTGCCATCAGGATAATAGGGTAACAAAGCATTGCTTGGTAGCCTACCTTTATACTTCATAATAATATCATAAGCAATACGAATGATGGGAGTTTTTATCTCAGTGCGTATAAGTCCATCCTTGTGTGTTTTTTGAGGTAAATAATGAATGTAAGGTATTCCTTCTTCAATGCTGATATTATCAAAAGTGAATCGTCTGAAATCACCTATACGGCAACCGAAACAACATTGAACAACGAATACATCTTTTACTCGCTGCAATGTTTCGGGACATTCTTTGTGGACAACTTCATTGAATTCTGTTTTGGTGAGAAAGAAAGGCTCGTCATATTGTTGCTTCATAATGGACTCTTTTTCTTTTCCTATCTTGCGGAAAGGAGATACGGGAATAACATCATTACTTTCAAGCTCCACCATAAATGCTTGTAACAATAAAAGTTTCTCAGCAATTGTATTCTGGCTTCTTTCCTTTGATGGTATATTCCGCTTATTCATTTCTGCGTACAGTTCTGGAAATTTTTCAACCAGAGTGTATTCTTTGCGTAGAAAATCACGAAAATTTAGAATATGTTCCTTATTGAATTCATTGACCGGCAACCCGTCAATGCCATTGATAATAAGGAATCGAGTCAGTTCCCTTATCACTACATCGTAATGTTTCTTTCTGCCGGGACCTATTACACCTGCATTTAGCCATCCGTCAACATAGCGTTGGAACATACTACACATGGATTCCTCTTCACTGCTGATGTTATATTTTTCAGGATGTAAGTGCTGGTCTATTAAGATTTCCAGTTTTTCACTGGTTAATTCTTTGTTGCTCCCATAAATGGATAAAATTAGATTCTTCCGTTCTTCAATAGATGTGTTAAATGATGTTCTTATGTCTAACTTTATAATACTTTTAGCCTTATATTTTTCAGTCTTGGCATCCCAAAGAGTAGGAGAGACCATAATATCTGATTTGTGGAATAACTGTACATTGCGTCCATCAGATAATCGAAATCTGACATTTACTTCTTTATCTTTCTTCCCAGTTCTTATAAATGCTTTTACTGTAGTCATATATTCTCTGTTATATCGGTTGTGCAAATATACATAAATTGCACAACTCAGTTCAAATATTGCACAACATAATGCAATGGTATGCAATATAATATTTTTATATAACTCTGATTTTTAATATAATGTTATATGTATTGGTTTTATAGTATTTTATATTCCGAATCGCAACGGAATCACAAGGAAAAAACCGCAAATGGCTAATAAAAAGCTTTT